CTAGCAAGCCTAGTCAAGACCTAACTGAGTTTATGAATCGTCTTGATCGCATCGACGCTAATTATGAGTCATATGGTCCAGACGGCGAATATGTTCATGGTCCAAATGTCAATGTACCACTATTGCTTTGTGGGGCTATTGGTCTTGGTAGCGAGACAGGTGAGTTTCAAGAGATCGTAAAGAAAATAGTGTTTCAGGGCAAGCCCCTCAATGAAGAAGCACACTTCCATATGAAGCGTGAATTGGGCGATATCATGTGGTATTGGGTCAATGCGTGTCGAGCATTGGATCTAGATCCAAATGATGTCGTGGCCGAGAACGTAAAGAAACTTGAAGCACGATATCCAGGCGGCAAGTTTGATGTTTACTATAGCGAAAATCGTAAAGAGGGTGATCTGTAATTCCTGATAAATACTTTTATTAGGATTATGTCATGGCAGCAGACCCACTCTCAACCCCTACAAACGCTAATTTATTACAATTAAAAGAAGCCTTGTTTGATAACGCAAGATTGCGTTTAGGTGGGGACATTATTGATCTCGAATTAGACCCTCAGCATTATGAGGCTGCATATGATTATGCTATAAAGACATACCGTCAACGTGCGCAGAATGCTAATATTGAAAGTTACACATTAATGACCATTATCAAAAACGTTGACACATATACACTACCTAGTGAATTTATAAACGTTCGTTGTATATTTCGTAGAACAGTAGGTCTTGAAACAGGACCAAGTTCAACATCATTTGATCCGTTTAGTAGCGCAATTCTAAACACATATTTGTTGAACTACAATTATACAGGTGGTATGGCCACATACGATTTTTATGCGGGCTATGTAGAATTAGCAGCACGTATGTTTGGTGGATATGTTACATATACATTTAATCCAGTAACCAAAGTGTTGAAAATGGTACGTGACTTTAAAGGTAGTGGTGAGCGAATTCTAATTTGGGCAGACGTACAACGCCCAGAACTTGAACTACTACAAGATCCAGGTGCTGGTGTTTGGATACTTGATTTTGTATTAGCACAATTAAAAATAATTGTCGGTGAGGCCCGTGAGAAGTTTGGAAGTATTGCAGGTCCAGGTGGTGGAACTTCATTAAACGGTACTGCAATGAAAGCGGAAGGCAAGGCAGATATGGAAAGGTTGTTTGACGATTTACGTAAGTACCAAGATTATAGTCAACCATTAACTTGGGTACAGGGTTGACATAACTCACTTTTTATCTTATACTAATACAATGATTGTAGGTGTAGCAGGCTTTATAGGAAGCGGCAAAGATACTATTGCCGATTATCTAATCACATTTAAGGGTTTTAAACGTATGAGTTATGCTGGTCCATTAAAGGATGCAGTAGCCGCTATCTTTAATTGGGATCGTGAATTACTTGAAGGTACTACTCACTATAGTAGAGAGTGGCGTGATACTGTAGATACTTGGTGGGCAGAACGCCTAAATATACCTAATTTAACCCCACGATTTGTGTTACAACAATGGGGTACCGAAGTAGGTCGCCGTGCGTTCCATGATGACATATGGATTGCTAGCATAGAAAATAAACTGCGTACTATAAAAGATAATATTGTCATTAGTGATTGTAGATTTCCTAACGAATTAAGGTCAATTAAACGGGCAGGTGGTATTACTATCAGGGTAAGTCGTGGACCTAATCCTAACTGGTATGATACAGCAATCGAATACAATCGTGGAAATAAACAACTACACACTTTATTACAGGAGCAAAATGTCCATGCTAGTGAATACAGCAGTGTTGGTCTTGATTATGATTACTATGTTGATAACAGCGCCACAGTAGATCAACTACATCGTAAGATTGACTCAATAATCAACTTGTAAATCACCACGTTTCCAAGTTACTTGTTTACGTTTAACAATTTCTACACAATTAAGACAAATAGTGCGTAAATTGGTAAAGTGTGTATTTTTTAAGTCTCCATCTATGTGAAAGACTAACATTTGTGTAGGATATATTGATCTAAAACCACAGTTATCACATACGCTTTTCTTTTTATACCCTGCCTTTTCCCAGTTTGGGACAAAGGGTTTTTTCTTACTTTTCTTTCTTGAACAAGTATCACACATACCTCGATAGTGACGTTTGCCATTTTTAATGTAATTAACTGCTCTAGGCTGTTTATTACAATGCTCACAGATAGGTCTAATGTCTAACATATATGTATTTAACTGTTTAACCTTCGAAGGTATGCTAACCGTGAGTTTTTTGGCATTACATATAAATAAGATTATGAGTAATTTAGGGTTGTTACCCTCAAAATATAACATATAGGAAACAATAACATGGCATTACTATCACCAGGCGTAGAAGTTACAATCATTGACCAAAGTCAATATCTTCCAGCCCCAACAAATTCAGTTCCATTTGTTCTATTGGCAACAGCAGAGAACAAAGCAAATCCTAACGGAATAGGCGTAGCCGCAGGTACTACAGCAGCAAATGCAGGAAAACTATTTAGAATTACAAGTCAACGTGACTTGGTATCATTCTATGGTACTCCAACATTCTATACAACATCAGGCGGTGACCCAATTCAAGGTTATGAACTTAACGAATATGGACTTCTAGCAGCCTACAGTGCATTAGGTGCAGGTAATAGCATCTACTGTTTAAGAGCAGATGTTGACCTAGCAAGCCTACAGGGCAGTTCAGGTCGTCCAGTTGGTGAACCACCAAATGAGACTTTCTGGTTAGATCCTTTAAGTTCAAGTTATGGAATTTATGAATTTAATGCCACAACAGGACAGTTTACTTTACAGGATCCAATTTTAATTACAGATGCTAGCCAATTGAGCAGTGGCTTCCCACTAGCAAGTCTTGGCAACATTGGTGATTATGCTGTAAACACACTACAGATTACAGGTGACGCGACTGATTCAAGTATGTTCTTTCTCAAAAATGCAGCAAATCAGTGGGTAGGATTAGGAAGACCCGAATGGTATGCTAGTGTTCCAGCAGCAGTTGGTACTGTAAGTAATCCAGTTCTTACTGCCGGCGACACATTTACAATATCTATACAGGGTTCAGCAGCAGCAACTATAACTGTGCCTGTAAGTCCTAACGATACTGCTACAGGTGTTGCTACTCAAATAAACAATTTAGGTTATGGTTATCTATCAGCAGGAGTAAACTCAGCAGGTCGTTTAGAAATTTATGCTAAAGTTTCATCGCCATTACCAGTAACTAATAAGTTCTTAACGATAGGTGCAGGTACAGGTACTGTATTAGCAGACTTAGGAATAGCTGCTGGTCAATATAATCAACCAAATCTTTTCTATGGTACTTCAGCGCAGCAGCCATTATGGCAAGCAGGACAGTCAATTCCTCGTCCAACAGGTTCAGTTTGGATTAAGGTAGGTGCTCAGGGTAATGGTTTTAATACTGTAATGTCAGAGTACAATAGTGTTGCTAATGTATGGGTTCCAAAGACTATTATTTATGCAAACAGTGACTCAGCAGCGTTAGCACTATTAGATTCAACAGGTGGTCAGGCAATACCAGCAGGTACGGTGTATGCTCAATATCAATACAATGGCATATATAATGAGGCTCCAGTTTATTATTGGAAGAGACTTGCAACTGGTCCAACAGTTGTAGTAGGTACAAATAATAGTCCATCATTTACTTCAGGACCTTATACATTTGGTGCTGCTGTATCTCAACCTGGAACTGCTACTCTAACAGCATTATATACAGTATCTTTAGGAAATAATTCTGATGCAACAGACTTTGTAGAAGCATGGCAAGCAGCAAATATACCGTATACATCTGCTACAGTTACAGATGAAGGTGCAATTCAATTAACACATGCTTTAGGTGGCGACATTTACATAAATGACACTATACAAACTGGCATATCAAACGGTATACTAGCAGAAGCAGGCTTTGTTGCAAATGTAACAGAAAAAGTGAAATACTTTAATAGCGCACTTCATAATTATGTAGAAACTCAAACATCAACTAGTGGCAGCGGCGCAGGGCTAGAAATATCAACTGATGTATTCTACGAACATTATAACAATATAGCAGTAGCAAATCCAGGAGCCGGTGTTAACACTGGACATGCAGTTGGAGATCAAATCACATTCTCAGGCACGTTATTTGGTGGCACAAGTCCAGCAAATGATCTTGTTGTCGAAGTTACAGCGATACAAGGCGCTGGTCCAACTGGTTCAGCAACACAGGTGGTTTATGTTTCAGGTACCCCAGTTGTTAACTGGGTAGTGTCTTTAAGCAACTGGGTCGAGTTTGAATATGAAACAAACGAGGGTGCCCCTGTAGCAATACCAGAAAATAATACTAACTGGTATTATTCAGTTGCTAACCAAGTTGACATCATGATAAATTTTGGTGGTAATTGGAAGGGATATAAGAACCAAGGCTATGACAGTTCAGGTTTCCCATCACCAAGTATTCCAAACAGTGGTGCAACTGCAACTGATCCAAATGGTCCAATCATATCGGCATCAGCACCAACAACTCAAAGCGATGGTACTGCTTTAGTATATGGTGATATATGGATCGATACAAGTGATACTGAAAACTACCCATTAATTAATCGTTGGCAAAGTGTTGATGGTTTAAATCAATGGGTATTGATTGATAATAGTGATCAAACATCACCAAGCGGGGTACTATTTGCTGATGCACGTTGGGCAACTAACGGTACAACTAATCCAGCTAATGATCCTATTCCATCAATAACATCATTATTAACAAGCAATTATTTGGATATTGATGCTCCAACTAGTTCATCATACCCAGTTGGTATGCTATTGTTCAACACTCGTCGCTCAGGTAATAACGTAAAGCAATTTAGAGTAAATTACTTTAATGGCGTCGATTTTCCAGATAGTGTATTACCAACACAAAAAGATGCTTGGGTTTCAATTTCAGGACTTCAATCAAATGGTGCTCCCTACATGGGACGTAAGGCTCAGAGAGCAGTGGTTGTACAATCACTAAGAGCAGCAATTGATAACAATGGTGCAGCAAGAGATGAAGATAATTTCTTCAACTTAATATCATGCCCAAATTATCCAGAATTGCAACCAAACATGATTCTTTTAAACACTGATCGCGGTGAAACAGGATATATTTTAGGCGATACACCAATGCGCTTACAAGATGATCCTAATGCTATCATTGCTTGGGCAGATAATACTGCTGGAGCAGCAAGCACAGGTGAACAAGGTTTAGTAACACGAAGTCAGTACATGGGCTTGTTCTATCCAAGTGGATTATCAGCAGACTTGAGCGGCAACTTAGTTGCTGTGCCACCAAGTCATATGATGTTAGCAACATTCTTGCGTAACGATACAATTGCTTATCCTTGGTTAGCGGCTGCTGGTACTCGTCGCGGATTAATATACAATGCTACAAACATTGGTTATATTGATAGTGAAGGTGAGTTTCAACCAATTAAGACAAGATTAGGTATAAGAGATGTATTGTATCAAAAGGCAATCAACCCACTAGTATTCTTTACTGGTAACGGACTATTGAATTACGGCAATAAGAGCAGCTTTATGCAAGCAGGCCTTGAATCATCAAGCGCACTTGATCGCACTAACGTTGCAAGACTTGTTGCATATGTTCGCCGTCAATTAACTGTATTGGCACGTCCGTTCGTATTTGAACCTAACGATACAGTTACAAGAGCAGAGATTTCAGGCGTTGTTGAATCATTAATGCTTGACTTACTTGCTAAGAGAGGTATATATGACTATCTAGTAGTCTGTGATGAAACAAACAATACACCAGAACGTATTGATCGTAATGAATTGTGGATCGACGTTGCTCTTGAACCAACAAAAGCAGCAGAATTTATCTACATCCCAGTACGTATATTGAACACTGGTGAGTTGTCAGGTCAGACAGCAACACAGATAGCGGCAAGAGCAGTATAAGATATGGGTGCCAGCAATGGCACCCAACTCTTAGATAAATAATAGAAATGGAGATTTAAACTAATGCCAGCAATGTCACTAAACAATATGTCTGTAAAGCTACCAGCTAGCGCAGCAGACAGAACAAATTCTAACCAAGGATTGTTAATGCCGAAGCTACAATATAGATTCCGTGTTAACTTTTTCAATATTGGCGTAGCAAATGAAGGCATCGAACTAACAAAGCAGATAATGGATTGTCAAAGACCAACTGTGACATTCGATGAAATTACACTTAACATTTATAACTCAAGAATGTATCTAGCAGGTAAACATGCATGGAATGAATTAACTATGTCCATACGTGATGATGCTAATGGTAATGTTTCAAGAGTTGTTGGTCAACAATTACAGAAACAACTTGACTTTATGGAGCAAGCAAGTGCAGTTTCAGGACAAGATTATAAATTTGAAACTGAAATTGAAATTCTTGACGGTGGTAATGGTACATTAACACCAGGCATACTAGAAAGTTGGCAATTGTATGGTTGCTTTATTAGATCAGCAAATTATCAGACATTAAACTATGCTGAAAGCAATCCTGTTACAATCCAATTGAATTTAAGATACGACAATGCATTACAAGTTAACCCACAAACAAATGAGCTAGGTGATGCTGGAGTTGGTCAAGAAATTCCAAGAACAAGAGGTGACAGAACAACAAGCATCTCAGCAATTCCTAACCAACAGTAATATAGGTTAAAACCTAATTATGGCCGGCTATTGGGGAGAGCAATTACAAAGATGGCTGGGTGAGTTTTTACAAGTACCTTATGTACGAGATTTTTCTCACTCAGCCAAAGTTTTTAGAGAAAATAGTTACGAACTTTCTCCTAAACTTAAATTTTTATTTCACGTTTATTTTGATATTAACCCTAACGCAATTCAAAGTCCACTTAATGAACGTCCAATTGGATTATTAGTAAGAGATATTAAACTTCCATCATATAAATTTGATGTCAAAGAATATAATCAGTATAATAGAAAACGTTTAATTCAAACAAAAATAAATTACGATCCAGTTACTATTACATTACATGATGATACAGCAAGTATTGTCACAGAAATGTGGCATGCCTATTATACTTACTATTATGCTGACGGACGCAAGCCTAATCCTGGTTTAGGAAGTACAGCAAGAGGTAACTTATCTCCATTAGTAAATGGCGGTCCTGTTGTAGACGTAGGAAGTTTAGCTACGTTACCGTTAGAAGCAGTTCAACAAAGAACTCAGTATCAGAATCTTCCACCTGGACAAACCGACTGGGGTTATATAGGAGAAAATTTTAAACCTGAACCCGATCCTGTTAAAGAACCATTTTTTAGGAAAATTGTTATTTTTGGTTTTGCCCAACATAATTTTATCGCATACACTTTAGTAAATCCAATCATACAAGAATTCCAACATGATAATTACGATTATGATGATAGCAATGGCACAATGAAAAATAATATGACCATAAATTATGAAACCGTTGTCTATAATTATGGTGCAATAGATGGAACTGACCCGGGTGCTATAGCAACTGGATTTGGGCAAGAGGGATATTACGATAGAGAAAATAGTCCCATAACTCCATTTGGATATAATGGTAAAATATTAGGTAAAGGCGGTTACATAGATCGTGTAGGCGGATTTGTAGATAAATTTTTAAGTGGAGATTTTTTAGGTGCCACTATCAGAGGCGGTCTCATGACCTACGATATAGACAGAAGAGATATTAATTTTAAAAATCAATTACAAAATGAATGGAATGATTACTTACGTGAATATTATAGAGTTGCCTCAAGTCCATATGCTGGACGTAATACAAATTTTTTAATTCCTGGCCCAATCGGTGCAAGGCCGCAAACACAAGGACAAGCGTCACAAAACGCGCCTGGTATAACTTACAATAATAGTGCTATACCCTTAAACAGTATAGAAGAAAATTTAGGTGGATTACCTGTAGGAGTACAAGTTCCTTCGCCAAATAGTGGCAGAATAAATAACTTAGGAGGATTAGCATAATGCCTTCTATAGTAGATAACAGACTAAATGAAACTGATCCAACTATAAAAATTTTTGATAATTTCTACTCACAGCAATTAAATGTTGATGCTAGTGAATTTGATTTAGTATACGGATATTTTAGAAATGTTTGCTCAAGCGCAGAAATAGCAGGAAATTTTACTACACTTTTATTTCGTATAGCGCAACAAACAGGTGAAAGCGTACAATCACTTTTACAAATTGTTCAAGGTACTTCCGATAGGCTACAAATGAATCAATTAATTTGTTTTTATTTAAATAATTTTAGATCAAAAGTTTCATTATATGGAATAGGTGTAATTCCAAAACCTAATGAAGTTGTTCAACGTAACGTAGTACAGTAATATGGCTAAGTGGGCCCAAGGGATATTTGTACCTAAAAACCCAGAAAAATATGTAGGCAAACATAAACCACGCTATCGCAGTGGTTGGGAATTAACATTTATGTTATTTTGTGATAATCATGAAGGCGTTATATCATGGGCTAGTGAAGCAATAAGCATACCCTATAGACATCCTCTTACTGGTAAAGTAACACAGTATGTTCCAGACTTTTTTGTTATGTACGAAGATAAGTTAGGTAGAAAAAGAGCAGAAATTGTAGAAATCAAACCAAAAAAACAAAGTCTAATTGAAAGTAAAGTAGCAAGTGCTAAAGACAGGGCAATAGTAGCAATTAATCATGCTAAATGGAAATCAGCAATGGCATATGCTAAACAAGCGGGTCTTACCTTTAGGGTCATAACTGAAGATGACATTTTCTACAAAGGTAAACGCCCAAATAAATAGTTGAATGACTAAAAAATTAGAAGAGTTGTTTGAACTTGCAAGTAATGATCTAACTGTAAGTTTGCCAGAAAATACCAAAGAAGTTACACAAGAGACATTAAGCAATTTAGATAAAATTGAGAACGCACTGCCTCAAGTCCGTGGGCTTGAATCAGCAGACATTGAAATGGATAATCTTGCAGACTTAGCACAAAGCAGTTATAAAGACCTTATGGATTTAGGTATGCAAGTTGATAGTCGTTATAGTAGCGAGATTTTCAATGTAGCAGGAACAATGTTAGGACATGCTATAACCGCGAAAACTGCAAAGTTACAAAAAAAGTTAAAGATGATCGAATTACAACTTAAAAAAGCAGCACTTGATCAGAAAGAAGAATCTAAGGAAAAAGCAATTGAAGCAACACCAATTGGACAGGGTAAAGTTTTAGATCGTAACGAAATACTTAAAGTAATAGCAAGTAAAAACAGTAAAGAATGATAAATATTAGATACGGGAATATCGATATGAAAAGCCTTAAACATTACATAGCAGAAAGTGTACATCTATATGATGTCACTATTAAAATTGCAGGGGAAGTTGATAAAAACTTCTTAGATATGTTCATTTATAATCTAAAGAAGTTTGAACCAGCAACACCTATCACACCTAAAACATTACCTATTCAAAAAGACCCATATGGTTTTCCTGATGTGGCTAACCAACCAGTAACATTATTAAAGTGTAAATTTCGATATCCAGCAACAGAGCCTATGGTTCAACAAATGGCACAGTTATTAGGATATAACGTTAACTATGTAAGATTAGTTGACAGTAAATATGACGACAGTATTAATACTGAAGGTCAACAATATGAAAATCAAATGGACCACAGCCCAGTTTTAACACATACTGAAATGGAAGATGCAGGAGCCATTGCAAAGAAGGCAAGCGACGATTACGGTAATTCATATTTAAACAGTATAAAAGAACAAAGCAAAGATGGCTTTCAAGGTAAAGATATACCATATGATGCTAAACGCACACCTGATGCATTTGATCCCTTTAAACCATATTTAGATAATGATCCTAAAGGTGTCAAGAGTCCAATTTCAAATATAAAACGCCCTGCTAAACCAAAGACAGGCGCTACGGCTTAAGAGGAACTATCATGGAATTTAGAAAGTTTTTAGAAATGATTTCTGAGACAGAAGTTACAGAAGCAAAGAAAAAGAAACCAGACGCAGATGGTGATGGTGTTCCTGATTGGGCTGATAAAAAGCCTGGTAAAGACGATCATGAAGATAAAAAAGATAAAAAGAAATCATTAAAAGATTGGATTGAAGAAACAGAAAAGAAAGTGATTAGCGAACAACAAGTAACTAAAGGTTACGCTCAACCATTACAAATAAAACAAGGTAATAGCCCTGCATTTACTATAACTGATCCATCAACAAAATCAACCATTACGACAACTAACCCCGGGGTTGTTGATGCTGCAAAACGCGGTCAACTACAAGTAGGTAAACAACTTGAAGAAGAAGATGTTGAAGAGAGTGGATTACAAGCCTATCTTGGTAAAAAGAAATATGGCAAAAAAGGCATGGCTGCATTACAAAAAGCAGGTCGTGAAGGCGCAAGCAAAGAAAAGATGGCAAAAATTCG